TTGCTGTCCCAATCGACCCGACAGTTGTATTATCCTTGCGGAGTTCTAAAATAGTTCCGTCGCTAGTTTTGCGATTTAGGATAAGTGGTTGGAATGAGCTATCAGTAATAGTTACATACCCACCTGCTGTGGCAGTAAAGCCATCGTTAGAAACTGTTGCGGAGGTTTTCCCCACCATAAAGTTCCCAGACGCATCCAGCCTTGCGCGTTCTGTGCCAGCAGTCCAAAAAGCCATAGGAGTGCTTTTATAGTTCAATATATTTACTGCACCGTCATTACCATTGTTAATGATTTGGAAGCCTTGAGCAGTTCCAGCCGTGCCACTTGTGTCTGATGTATTTACAAGTTGCAACCGACTTGAGCCACCAGAGACAAGTGTGTTCTGACCAATAATATATTGATTAGAGTTTCCACCCGCTGAGTGTAGAGTTCCACTAGGCGAACTCACGCCGATACCTACCAGACCCGAGCTGGTGATGCGCATAGCTTCAGATGAGTTTGTAACATTAAACGCATGACTACCGCCCACGTTACCTGAAGAAATATATGTAACGAGATTTGCATCTGGGTCTACGCCGACCCGTAAGTAAGCACTGTCTGAGCCATTAGTTCTTTTGATTTGCAGAGCGTTTAGAGAGCCAGCCCCCGCTGTGTCAATATGCAGTGGAGTTTCAGGCGAATCCGTGCCGATGCCTACGTTGCCATTTCCTCGGATTATCATTCGAGTATTAGTGTTGTATCCAGAGTTATACAAGCTGCCAAAACGCATACTAACTTGTGAGCCATCAAACTCTGTATAAATTGCTCCAGTTACATTTGCGTTGTCCCTAAAGGAAAGCTGGGTTGTTGCTGACCTATCGGAAGCATAAGTTCCTTCTAAAGAGAGTAGGTCAGTAGTTCCCTTTACATGCAAATTGCTATCAGGCGAAGTCGTGCCGATGCCCACATTCCCGCTGCTGTCGATGCGCATGCGTTCTGTGTTAGCACCAGTTTTGAAGGCAAGCATATCCCCAGAAGCCGTTGTTCCCATATAGAAAACATTGCCGCTAACTTGCAGCCGACCAGTCACGGCAGGGTCAACAAGGTCAATATAGCCATTCGTAGCGGTAAACCTGCCTAAATTAGCACTGCTCGAAACTACATCAATCTTGGCTGCTGGCGAGGTTACTCCGATGCCAATATTTCCAGACAAGTCTTGCACTAATGCTGATGGCAAAGTGCTTGGCCCAATATTCAATACACCACTGCTGTTCTTCCAAATCCTGTGGGATATGGCGTTACTGCTGGTCAGAGCAATACCGTCTGTATTTGCGTCACCATCTTGGCGAACAATCAGTGTGCCGCCTGAGGTAGCAACACCTGTGCCACCGTTTATTTCAAGAAAACCTGCTGGCGAACTCGTGCCGATGCCTACCAGACCCGCGCTGGTGATGCGGAGGCGTTCTGTGCCGTTAGCACCTGTGCCAAACTTTAAATTGTTTGATGAATCAGTAAATATCCTTTGGTAATAGGAGTTACCCGTATGCTGCAATCTAAGCTCGGCATTTAAACCACTTGCGTGAATTAGTGAACTTGGCGAACTCGTCCCCAGCCCTAACCGACCATCACTGGTCAGCCTTGCCTTCTCGCTGCCGTCAATCTGGAAATCCATATAAGAGCTTGCATAGCTGTTGCCAGAATCAGCGGCAAATGTCAGATTGCCCAGACCGCTGCTGATTGATGCGTATACGGGCGAGCCGCTATTGTCTGTGATAAACGCTTGACCAACTAGAAGGCCGTCACTCTCAAGCCCCAAGCGGAAAGCAGAGCCACTGCCTTTGATGTGGGTTTGGTAAGAAGGCGAACTCGTGCCGATGCCTACGTTGCCGTTATAGGCTATACGCATGCGTTCTGTGCCGTCTAATTCAAATCTGTGACCGCCAGAAGACGCGGATACAGCATTATATGCAACGCCACCTGCGCCTAATTGTTCAATATCAAAGTAATATGTTCCATCATATGCAAGCCTTAACGCTCGACCACTTTGCGCTGTGCTAGATTGTGCGTGCAAAGCAACTGCTGGCGAACTCGTCCCCAGCCCTAACCGCTCCGCACTCGCATCCCAGAACAGCTTGGGCGTTGTGCCTGTGTCTTCGTATCCTAAATAAATATCGCCGCCAGCCCTAATCTGCATCCGAGCAGTGCCGTTCTCACGGAACGTGTGATAACCATTTAGGGCATCATAAATAATACCAGTGCCGCTTCCGTATGTTTTTATTTCTCCGTTAAACCCAGAGTTGTCGAAAGAAAAAACATTATTTACAGTCAGACCATCAGCCGTGACCGTGCCAGTGACATTAATGCCACCGCTGGTGGTGGCGAACTTGGCTGAGTTGTCGTAATAGAGCGTGACTGCAGCGTTATCCTGAAAACGCGCCAAAACATCATTTGAGGTATTACCCTGAAACCAAAGGTTATTAGATGCTTTAATGTAAAGGTCGCCCTGTCCCACGTCCTGAATAACGCTGTCACTTCCATTATGATAAATCTGCAAGTCATTGCCAGCACCGAAGAGGGCTTTGCTGTCATCAGCAAACTTTAAGTCTTCCTCAGAAGCATCCCACGTTAGTTTTGGGGTTGTGCCTGTGTCTTCGTAGAAGGAGATGTTGTTACTGTCTCTGCCTATAGAGATAGCGGTGTTTTTAGTTCCGTTAGTTTTACCACCAATGCTGACCACTGTATTCGCATCGTCATAGCTAAAGTGTGCGCCATAGGCAGTTGCGGTTGGGTCACGTACAACTAAACCTGCGTTTGAATTAACAGCTCCTGTTAGTTCTACATTGCCTGAACTAGACAAATCAACTTCAAGTCCGTCTGAAGATACTTTGCCAGTAACGTTTATGCCTGTGCTGGTGGTGGCTAGTTTGGCGGAACCGTTGTGATAAACATAGGCAGAGCCATCTGCTAAACCTAAAAAGATGTTTTCATTTGTTGCGCTTCTAAGTGCAATCTCAGAAGAACCCCTTAAATACAAGCCGCCCGTTCCAGCATCCTGCACATAACTATTCGACCCATCGTGATAAATCTGCAAGTCAGACCCAGCACCGAAGATGGCTTTGTTGTTGTCGCCAAATGACAGGTTGCCCGTCAGGCTGGCAGAAGCAAAAGAGGGACTGGTCAGGGTGACAGTACCGTCATTGATATCAGCTAAGTCAGCCATAATTTCACGGAACGCATTATTAACATGCGCGGGAAACATTTGATTTTCACCAAGAGGTACGTCTTGAATGTCTGTATTATTATCGGCTGTATTGTCGTATTGAGTGATATTTGATTTGGTCATATCAGCCCTCTATAAGGTTTGGGTTACGCCCTTCAGCAGCGGCAACCATAATCTCTGTGTTTAACTCATTGGCCTTAACCATCTCGTTGCGGAAGCTCTCAATAGCCGCGCCAGCGTGAGATGTTTGTCTGCCGTTTTCTATTAATAGCACAGGCAGCATGGACATGGAACAACCCCACTCAGAAATCTCTTCTCCTGTCTGCGGGTGCATACCACGCACCTCAATAAACCAAGCACACTCCATCTGCTTGCAAGGCTCGAAGTTATTGAGGGGGCAGTTATGTTTGACCTCCAACTTCATTGGCTAGTCTTTTGCTGCAATGATTACATCCACATAAGAGACATCAAGGTCAATGGCCGTGCCTGTGAAAGAGCCTGTTGAGCCAGCGTGTCCGTGACCAGATGCACCGCCAGATGTTGCAGTCTGTGTGCCAGTACGTTGGTCGCCGACATCATCGGTAGCTGCTACACGAAGATTAGTTCCGCTAGGGGCAGACGCATCAAACAAATCAATGTCGTGACTGTGAGATGGGATTTCAGATAGCGTTAGAGTGTGCGAGGCAACAGTAACAGAAACAGAGCCAGCAGGCGTGTGACTTGCAAAGGCGGTCTCAAAAGCTACGCTACCACCAGTGCCTACAGTGCCGCTTGTAATACGCAAAGCCTTGTCATTATGCGTGGTGTCTTTTGTCCAACCAGTAGGCGCAGCAGTCTGCTGAAACAACATCTTTGTGCCAGACGGAAAAGCATCAATAGCTACGCTGTTAATTGTCGCCGTATCAAAATCAGGAGACACAAGGGAGATAGTGCCGTCATTGACATCTGCCAAGTCAGCCATAACCTCGCGGATGGCGTTATTAATGCCAGCAGGACTACAGCCCTCGTCAATGTTTTGACTCTGCACATCTGTGTTAGATGCGGCAGTGTTTGCATAATCTCTAATACTATTCTTAGCCATGATTTTATTCCTGTCCTAAAAGGCCACCAGCAGCCAATCCGCTTGTTGCTGGAACAACTGACCGCACTGCGCCGCCAGCACCAGACAATAAGCCACGGGTAATTGGTACGCCAGCTCGTGAGTACATTGGTGCTGCCAGCGCCGCCGTACCCATAGTTTGATAAAGTGGAGCAAGATTGCCAGAAAGCGCTTGTTGACCAACCGCCAGACCCGTTAAGGGTGCAGCTATAGCACCTTCACCAGACCTCTTGCCTATAACCTGTTGCCCCGCCAAAGCAAAATCTTGGTCAGTCATTTGTCCTCTAGCCGTTTGTCTAGGGGATTGTTGCCTCATAGACTGCATAAGCTGCTTTGGCGTAAAATCCCCACCTTCCGCAATGGCTTTATTTACAGACCGTTCAATCGGAAGAATGTTTTTGTAAGCCTCGTTAACACGAGAAAGAGCCTTAGAGCCAGTATCATCTTGGCGAGCCAGCTCTTTTCGGAAGGCTGCTTTAACATCATTTAAGGCAAATGCAGTGTCAGGACGGCTAGCTTTAGTTTTGGTTCTGGCGGCTGCGCCCAAACGAGACTCAATCTCTTTCAAGACCTTACCGTCAACCTTTCCGCTTTTGGGCATTTTAGAGAAAATATTCCCAACAAGGTCGCTAAACTCTTTTAGGTCTTTCCCATAAAGGGTAGGTTGAGATTCAGCCGCTTCTGATATACCAATCTGGACGGCCTTAGCCATCTCTTCCGCAGAGCCAATATTAAGAGACGGAATAACCTTTTCGTATTCTTTAGAAATTATATCCATAGCCTTGTCAAAAGCCTGCACCCCTCCCAAGTCTGCCTCCTTTGGCAAACTTACCCCAAGAGGTTTTAAAGCTCTATTCATCGTTGCGGCAGTAAAACCAGTTACAGCTCGGCCTCTAGCTTGCTCAACAAATTCTTTAACAACAGGAATTACCCCTAGTGCTGATTCCGTGAGTTTAGGAACGCCACCCATCGCTTGACCAGCAGTAACAGGAACTCCCTCAGAAATAAGTTTTTGAGCCTGCTTAGACACTTTTGGAAAAGCCACGCCAGCAGCGCCACCAAGGACACCACCCAACGCGCCACCAACTCCTGCGCCAGCTAAACGCTCCCCTTCCTCAGCAGCACCCGCGCCATACAACGCCCCTTCTGCCGCGCCAGTTGCAGCAGCGCCTACTGGGGCTGACTTAAGAGCAGCAGGAATAAGCCTTCCTGCGGCTTGCGCTCCACGCCCCAAAAGACCAACACCTAAAAGTGATGTAGGAATGGAGGCTGCTATCTCGATTGGATAAGCGTACTGAGGCGACTCTTCCCTAAAACGTTCTAAAGCCTGACGCTCTTCAGCAAGAGCCTCTTCATATGTTTTACCACCAAGAGATTTAGCCAAGGCAACAAGCTCATCGCCAAATCCAAAGGTTAATCCCTGCCCAGCAGCACGCGCTATGTCAGAAACAGTAGATGATGAATCATCTGCTTGTGTCTTCTTTTTTCTCCGCTCGATAGCCTTCTTTTTAAGCTCTTCTATAGATGACATAACAAAACCTAATTTAATCCGCGCCAAGTTAGACGCTCTTCATATGGAGTCTCGGCCCAATCATCCTGATTAAGACCCGCGTCAACAAAAGACTGGGGCAACTCAAAGGTAGGCATTAGAACTGTTTTATGTTCTGGCGCACCTCTAAAGTCGGAACGAGAAGAGCCGTAAAACTGAGAATCACCAATATAAGTTTGGTACTTCTCTTCCATCACCGATTGAACCGCACGAGCAACAATGCTTGGGTCTGTCGTCCAATCACCCAAAGAGTTACCAAGTCGTTCCATAACGCGACGGGCATCTTGTTCTGTCATCACGCCACCACCAACAACCTGCTCCCTAAACATACCCAGAAGGCCTTGTTGTTCACCTTGAGCCAGTCGCCTTGCAGCTTCTTGTGGGGACAAATCCGCCCCAAAGAGTGTTTTAATGTTACCTGACCATGTTTGCATTTTTCCCTTCAAACCTTTTTCAAGGTCTGGAAGTTTATCAAAAAACTTTTGAACATTCTTAAACTGGCCAGCAGTTGTGTTTAAACTTGAATATTCTTTCTTTAAATCTGCGCGAGAAGCAACCCCCTTGCCCATAATACCTAAACTTGACGGGACATAAATTGATGTGTCGATTGGCTTAAATGTCGCTTGGTCAACGACCTCTTGGGTTTGAGTGTCAGTGAGTGTGCGAATGAAATCGTCTGGATTATCTTTATTTACATAAAGAGAGGGGTACTTATATCTAGTTCCGACTCTCCCTGAACCACTTGCCCTAGTCAAATCAGCTTGAGCCTTTAGCGCATCAAGCATAGGTTTTTGCACAGCTTCTTTTTCAGCGGCGCGAAGGGTTGGCAACTGAGCGGCAATGGCAACAGGGTCAATGGGGCGTAATTTATCTAAGTCTTGAGCCGTCACCAAAGATGGCATACTAGCCCTTTGCATGGCAGTAAATCGAGCCATGTCGGCAATATTCCTAGCGGCTTGAGGTACTACAGGTGCTACAGCTTCACCAACACGACCAGCAAACCTTTGAACTCCACCAAGAAGCCCAGAGCCGACTCCTTGATTGGAAGGGAGTAAACCCTGCGGGGCATCACTTTGCTCCATCGGATTCATCCGAGCTTGAAGATTCTCAAGGGAAGGCAGGTTCAAGTTCCGCAACATTCTAGGGTCAATAGCCATTTTAATTTCCACCAAAATATAAATCACTAAAGTCTGGCGCAGGTACTGAGAACGCAGAAGACCCGCCTAAATCAATGCCTGTATTATACGACGCTGGGGGTGCTGGCCTGTTCATAAAATTGCCAAATGCCTGACCAATCTGAGGGGCTGCCTCCATTAAAGCTCCGCCAGCCAAACTGCCTGATGAAGGCGCATACAGTGGTTGAGTTACATTACTGCCAACAGTAGAGCCTCGAACAATATCAGACAGCCTTTGCGTTGCAGTGACGGGAGCTTGTCGAAGCGCATACTCCTCTCCGCTTAATAGACCGCCGAGGCCAAGACCGCGCTGGATGTTTGTAAATGGCATATCCCCAACAGTGGCAGCACCAGTAAGCCCTGCGGCAATATCGCTAGTGCGTTGACCAGCAAGACTACCAAGACCAGAAGCCCTAGACAGGTCTGCCGATATGTCCTGTTGCCTAGCCTGCAAGGCAAGCGGAGACATAGCCCCAAAACTTGCGTCAGCTAATGCGTCGGCAAATGCCCTACTACCCAAGCGACCACCAGCAGCAAACTGAGATGTGACGGGACGCATCGCCCGCTCAACCGCACGTTGACTTGCTGCCAGAAACTCTGGGGATTCCATTGTTGAGCCAGTTGTGCCTCGATACATTTGGGCCGCCTCATCGAGAAGACCACCGCCCCCAAGAAGCCCAGATACGGCACGCTCACCAGCAGCCTGAAACGGGTCTTCAGCAGCAGCGCGGGTCATTCCCCTCTCTACAAGACTACGCTCATAAGGGGAAAGAGTTTGGATGTCTTCAAGAAGACCTCCCTGCCTAATATCTTGAATCTGGCTTGCAAGCGCATCATATTCGCCAGCTATGTAGCTTGGCGGGGCGGTTTGCGTTGTAGATGTGCCTGACTGACTAGCGCCGCCACCACCCATTTGAGAACCCGCTACAGTTATAGTTGCTGCTCCTATAGCTGCCCAACTCATATTACGTTCCTAACTTGCTCTATGAACCCATCAATAGATGATGAGTTTTTCGGCTCTATATTAACATCTTTAAAAGATTTTGCTATAACTTCTTCTTCTACATCAAATATGTTTGTTTTTTCCGATGGATGAACTGTTACAAAAAAACAGTCTTCGTGAACAATAACGACTCTTTTTGTTCCAACCTCAGTTATTGAATAGTAAGGCGCTTTAACTCTTTTTTTACCAGATTCCTCTATTATTGTAACCTCTCCCTCAAGAAGAAATATAGGATGATTGGTGTTGTGTATCTTACTTACAACGGTATGACCAGCAGGCGCTCTAAACTCCCTTATGTATTGTTTTTCCGTAAACCTATGCTCTACAGGCATAATAACATTCAGCATGTTTTCCCCCAAAGCCTCTTCTGTTTCCCTTAATTCGTCTTCAAAAACAGTTACTTTTTCTCGCCAGCTTTCCTTAGCTCTCTTTTGCTCAAGAAATAACCATATATCGTCAAACTCAAAAGGAAACTCTTTGTCCGAGGATTGCAAAAACTCATCAAAACCTATCTTGGCATAATCCTTTGCTGTCATTTCTGTCATGGTTATCTCCTTTAACCGATAATAACATAGGCAAGGTTGCTATTGTGTCCGTGGTTCTTGTGACCAACAACAAAGCTGCCATTCAAACGAGAGCTTATATATGGGTCAACATCATAGTAATGAGAGTCCAAACCCGTAAACAAAATTACACTATTAACACTTGCACGACGGTCAATAACAGTCGTTGACGTAGTACCGTTTACTGCCGTAAACGTGCCAGTGCTGTTAATCTTACCCTCTATAATGTTGTTCACTACCTCAGAAATTTGACGAGGCGAACCACCCTCTTTAGGAAGATTGCGGAATTGATTAGCCATTACCTGCGACCTCTAATCTGCCCGTCAACATCAACACCCTGAACATTCGTCCAGTTGCCGCTCAAATTTAACCGCACACGATGAAAGCGACCAGATGAGCGCACTGGACAGAAGTTATCACTGTTCAGAGTCGAAGCCGCACCAAAGCTAACCTCAGCATTGTTAGAGTCACGAGAAGCAACCTGTGCAGTAATCGTAGCAGTTGTGCCGCTACTATTTTCAACATATGGAATAATATTATTGACAAGGGAGCTACGACCCGCCTGCAAATCAAACTCGCCAGTCTCCACAATAGCATCAAGGTTTTCGCCAGTGAATGTTTGAATCTTTTTATCCTTTGCACCAGCAAAGAAAAACTCTCCGCCCTTGTAAACCGATGAATCAAGTGAGCTAGGGAGAGTGTCCAGATTACTAGAAATAGTAGCAAGGCCTTCAAGAGTATAACCAGCAGTAAATAGGGAAGCCATAGCGTCCAAACCAATATTAGCAGTACTCCAGCCATCTGTTGCATAGTTATAAATAATCAACTCATCAGGTGAGCCATCCCCAGAGTCAACACTAGGATAAGACCAGACAACAATCTGACGAGAGGGGTCAACAACGGCACTCATTCGAGCAGAGTTATTTGACTGAAACCTCTTCAGAAAAAATCTGTTTATCTTTTCCGCGCCAATAGGTTTGGAAGACTGACCATCAAATACATAAAAGCCATCATCAGAAAGATAAAATACATTGCGACCAACAGAGGCAACTGAACCAGAAATTTTACAACCGCGCTGTAGTTGAACCTTGTCAAATTCAAACACAAGCGGAGAGCCAACATATTGCGCTCGTACAATACCTTTCTCCATTAAAATAGTTGCATACTCACCACCAACAAGTCCAGTAACAGAACCCATGTCTGAAATGTCCTGAAAGTCAGCTTGTGTATTCGCGCTGACAGCCCAGCTATCATAGTCACCAATACCAGACCAACGAACACGATAAGGCTTTTCTCCATCAGTGCTATCGTTAGTGTAACCACACATTACAAAGTCACGCACAACCGCAATAAACTTTGCCTTCGGCGGAGTCCCAGCCAAGTCAGCAAAGCGACCACCACCAGCAGCGGTTATTGTTTGTATTGGGTCGCTGTAGTTGGTTGCAATTACGGCTTCCCCGAACTGAACAAAACGCCAAGAGTAACCATTACCAGTTGTGTAAGATGCGTCAGATGTCTTAGAAATATCATCTAAATTAGAATTCGTAGCGTTAAGTTTATAAAGAGAGTTTTCATCTCCGACATAAATTGCAGAAGAAGCAGAGTTATCTTTTGCAGCAAACATGCCCCTAATGAATTTGTTAGAAGCATCAGAAAAAGGAAGCACATCGGGCAGGTTGCTATAACCGTTAGCCGCTGGCACTACGTTAGTAGCAACAGTTGCTCCCGCGTTCTGATACGGTGGTTGGTCAGGTAAAAATTGTCCTAGCTTAATCATTGTACATTCCAACTCTCAGAGCCTTCAGAGACAACAGTCCAAATTTCTGTTCCCTCTAAAATTTCTGACCATGTTTCGCCTTCTTCTGTAACTATAGACCAATCTTCTCCTAAAATCTCTACATCTGTTTCTCCAATGGTCACTATATTTTGAAGAGATGCACTTCCATCAAACACACCATTTCCTATAGATTCCATCAAAGATTGTGTTGCTGGGGTCGCCGCGCCAATGGCGATAACATTAGCGGAGCTAATCATTGTTGAGGGGCCAACGACAAGAGAAGCGCCAAATCTAATTCGGATTCCTTCTGATGTAATTGTGACTGATACCGCCTCAGAGGCAGAGCCAAAAATAATAACTGCTGCCTCAGAGCTTGCGGTTGCGCTTACAAATGAATTAGAATTTCCTAATCTTATTCTTATAGAGTTAGAAGTAAGGGCTGTTGAGGAAACAAATGCGCTAGACTCACCAACCCTTAAAGCAACTGATGACCAAAATGATGCGTCAAGCAACTCCTGACGCATCTGGTCAAGATTTCCATAACCATTTAAATCATCTAAGGAAGGCCCAACAATATCGGCCATAACTAAGCAGCCGTGATGTCAATGCCCGATGCAGCAATCTTGAAGATGTCTCCATCCGCGATTGTTTTAGATGCTGTCAAAGCAGAGTGAAAAAGAAGATTTCCACTTGTTGAGGCATCCCAAAGGCCAATATGAGTAATTGTCCCAAAAGCGCCACCATTAGCAGCAGGAAACTCAACAGCAGCATTGTTAGATGCTGTGCCAGATGAAGACGCACCAAATGCAATAGTTTGTCGCGCATATCCGTTACCACTTACCTCTGTGCCTGTACCCGCATCGGTTGGGTCAGCGGTGTGTAGGGACACATATACATTCGATGGCGAAGACGTACTAGACGTGCCAAGAAAATGGTCGAGAAACTTGTTCTCAAGATAATCACTCATTGCGCTCATGTTAGTTCTCCATAGTCAGATTTCATTTGAAGAGCAGAACCAGCTTGCTTGCTGCGCTCTTCTTCGCGCTTAACTTCATCAATAGCCCGTGTAAATAACTGCTCATATACAGTCGTTTTTTGGTCATCCATTAAATATACACTAGCAGCAGCTAAAGCGCCATAGAGATATGCGTCAGGATGACGAGTCAATATTTCATTTATTGCGTTGCTGTCGGAGAGGTCTGGGATGCCCTCCATATAAACAATCTCTGCCGTGTAAGCAGAGTCAGGCTCTGGGGCAAACTTAATCTCACCACCAATAATTGTGTAGGCGCGTGGTTTTCCCTGAGCATTACTTGCGTAAAGCTCATCCAACTTTGCTGGTGTGTAATACTCAAGAACTTCCTTTGGGGAAGTGTTTAGCTTTACAAGGCGAATAGAGCGTAAATCAGTTGGCAAGGATACATATGCGTCACCACCCGTAAGAGTCGCTATGGCGCGTTTCTCTTGGCTACGAGCGTTCATCTCACGAGACATACGAGACTCAGCAATAGAAATAAAATCAGGTATCTGCGCGGTCAAATCATCACGAGCCAAAAAGTTGGCGATAGATGTCTTTAGCTCGGAGTAATTTGTGATTGCCATTATACTGTACCGCCACTGGTTCTAAAAAACCGATTATCGTATTCATTAAGCCACTTTTTCCAACCAGTAGGATTATCTTTCGGCTGGCCTAGCTCTTGGATTAGCTGATGATACAACGCTGTGGGTATTTCCGCAACCTTCTGTTGGTGGCGCTGCGTATCGCCAATTAACGAGTTTGAGCGATACTCATTACGCTCTGCTGCGTTGCGAGAAAGCAAGGAGCTAACATCCTGACTGCTTTCAAAAATAATCTTTCCACTTTCGTCAAAATGCGCCCACGTTTCTTTCCCCGTGACCGCATCTTTTTGTACAAGTTTCTTCTTCATCTTTCTCCCCTAAAGTGAACGGGGGTAGCCGAAGCTACCCCCTCAACACTTACGACAGGTCGTAAACAGCGCCATGCGCTTTTGGTGCTGAAACTTTGAGAGTCCATTCCGTGAGGATTTGGAACTTCTCAGAGTCACCCGTTTTCGCCATTTCTTGTACGGCGAAGTTACGGTTTGGCAATGTGCAGATAGAGGCGTAGTCACTGTCAAGCAGATACACGCGGTCATCTGAAGCAAAGCGGTCGATTACAACGTCGAGCTGACCGAAGTCGGACAGATACAGCGAAACTGACCCAACGATAGCTGCTTCACGAGGAGCAGTATAGTTGATTTGGTTGGTTGCAACTGAACCGCTGTTCAAGTCGCTGAAAGCGGCTTTTTTAGCAGGAGAAACAACCAGCATGTTCGGCTGACCACCATCGGTGTAAGCAGCTTGCATTGCGGTGTCGATTTGAGCCAGAGTCATGGCGCGGTTCGTACCTGACATATCAGGAACATCCGTGCCGTCACCAGTAGCAGCAGAAGTGCCAGAGGCATCATCTACATTGGTAATCCAGCTTGACAAAGTACCAGCTTTACGCGGGTCAGAACCACTACGGGCTGTATCCGAGTGCAGATACTTCTCGATGTCACGACGCAGCTCAAGACCTTTCAAAACTTTTTGATAGGCAGTTTCCTTGTCGCGGCCTGCTTTATCAACAGCGTCCAGCGTACCAGAAACTTGTGCATCTTTTTGCGAGATTTGCATGTAGTTGCCCAAGCGAGTGGTGGCAGTCGGCGTATCATAAGTAGCGTCAGCACCTTCGTTCTGGTAGTTGGTTGCTGAAGCAGCAGCCAGTTCTTGTACTTGCCATTCGACAAATACGCCATTTCCTGTCTCTTTTTTCAGAGCAGAAAAAATGGGTGTTTCTTCGGGGTCAATTCGCGTGATTACGTCGCTTAAATCTTCCCGCTCACCAACAGCGTTGGTAGTAGTAAAAGTAGCCATTTTAAGACCTCATTCTCTCAAGTAATAAATCCACAGCAGCATCTTTGCTGCCAGTTTTGTTTAGGCGCTCAAGTGCCTGTTTATTACGCTTTGCGTTACTCTGAGCTTTGGTCGCTGGTTTGCCTGACTTGGTTACCTTGGGAGCTTTCTTTACTTTCTTTTGAGCCGCAGGCTTTTGAGCCATAAGCTGGTCGTAAAGATAGGCCTTGCGAATAGCAAGGACGCCACGAGCATCTGCAATGTTAGAAACTTCTTGTTCGCTAAAGCCCAACGTGCGTTGAGCGTAACTAACAATTTCTTGTTTCTCTTTTTGTGCAACTTCAGGGTCTTTCCATTCTGGTAGAGCTTCAAGGAGTTTTTCCTGTTGCTCTGCTAGAAGACTCTGGCGTTGCTGCATTGCCTCATGTTGCTGCTCTTCTTGTATGCGTGTCTGTTCAGCTTTTACTTTTTCCATCGCTTCCTTACGGTCACGTTGGGCCTCACGTTGACGCATATACTCCATTGGGTCTTCACTGTAGAGAGTATCCCAATACTCTTGGGGCTGCTCACCAGCAGTATCCAACTGTGCTTGCAACGATTGCAAAGCCTGAGCGTATTGCTCACGCTGCTGCGATAAAGCCTGTGCTTCTGCTTCTGAGGTTTTGCGAACCTCTGCGGCTTCCTGCATACGCTTCTGTGCAGCCTGCTCCAACTGATAAGATTTGACAAGTTCGTCTGCGCTGACGCTCTTTTCTTCACCATCAACCTTCACAGTGTAGTATGACTCCTCGTCTAAGACCTCTTCGACCTCTGACTCATCAACATCATACTCTTCGTCATCATCCTCATATTCCTCATCAGCTTCGGGTAGCTCTTCTGCATCCTCTGCTTCAAACTCATCTTCGGATGTCGCTTCCATTTCTTCGGTTTCAACAACCTCTTCAACTTCAGCTACAGGCTCTTGAGTATCTTCGCTTGCCTCTTCAGGGGCGTCGGTATTCAAGAGAAGGTCAACAGCTTGACCTTTGTTTAGAGATTCACCAGCTCCTAACAGGGTACTAGGTTCGTCACTCATCTTTTATCTCCTCTACGGATTCCTTAGGAGTTTAACTCCAGTTTCGCTAAGTCACCTGTCTCGATGACTTCTGACAAATGGCCTTGCACCACCATTAGTGCTTGGTACATTTGAAAGAGCGTTTCTCGTTCATCTTGCGATGACGAGGAATCTTTCAGTGCGTTCATGTACTTTTCCTCAAGAACATTAAACGCCTCTACAATCAGAGGTTCGCGCATCAATGCTTTTGCGCGTTCACCCCTGTTTTGTTCTTCCCTTCTCTTGCCTTCATCCATCAGTAGTCTCCTCTACTGTTGCAAAATAACAACACAATGCTTTGCGCGCAAGACTTTATACGCGAGGAAGATTTGTTGACGCATCAAGTCCAGAGCGAATTTGCTCAAGTCTCAACTGACGCTCAAACTCAAGCTCCTGACGGCGTAGCTCAAGCTCCGCAGCCATGTTCTCTCTTTTGAGGTCAAACTCCATCTGCATCTTCTGTTGTTCCATTTGCATCTTCGCCTGCATCTTCTGCATTTCAAGAGCAATAGCAGGGTCTTGCTGTGGCCCAGCCTGTGCAGCAGCTTGTGCCTGCTGTGCTAGTGCAGCTTCAATCTGCTCGGAAGGCGCGAAGAATTGACTAGCATCTTTAAACCCAGATAGTTCAGCAATCTTAGCAAGCGTGTTGCGATACTGAGACATGCTGACCATTGGATTGTTTGCACCCATCTGCATAAGAACCTGCTCTTGCTTCTGTGCAATCTGAGAAAGGAACGCAATTTGCTGGTCGCGCTGTGCTGTGCCAAGACCTACATTGATTTGCACATCATAAGAGCTTTCCCACTCACGCGGATTCATCGGCACAAACTGATTACGAAGACGAATAATCTTCTCTTTATTTTGATACTTCGTAACCAAGTGCAGGATACCACGGAACAAGGCGCGCACACCTGTCTCAGCAAATACGCGGGCAATCATCTCAATCTTGCCTTGCGAAGCAGCTTGCATAGCAGCCACAGCAGTAGCGGTAGTGGACTGCAATGCGTCTGCATCAAGACCCATCGACTGACGAGAAATGCCTGTGCGCTGCTCTTTGATGCTGTCCATGTAGTTCAGTGCAGGGAAGACAGAAGAAGAAACTTCGGGAACTTGAAGAGGCTGAACCGCCCCTGCGGTACGAGTACGCACGATGCCCCCTGGCCTGTTAGTCAACAAGTCATCAAGATTTACTTGGCCTTCAACGGCAACAACGCGAGCATTGTTAGTGTTGTAGATGTTGTCGAGCAACTGACGCATCAGGGTAGATTTGATAAGCTGCACGTCCATCACAAGCTCTGCAACCGAGCGACCAATAGCACGGTGCGGCATCAGGATTGGCGATAGCATAGCAAATGGAATATGGTCAAATTCTTCGTTTTCAAGAATGTGGTAGCCATTGCCTATTGTAAGAACACGACGGAACTCAGCCACCCCGTCCCCATCATAGTCAGAACGAATATAACATTCCGTAACGAGAACATTTCGCATAGTTGGGTCATTGCTGTCGCTAACCGCACTTGTCTCAAGGTCTTCAAAACGCGACGTGCGTTCCTCAGAAATATCAAGGTCAGTATATCCCGCATATTGCTCTACCTCATCACGCTCATACCCCATAGACACAAGGTCGCTGACCGTCATCGTTGAACGATGGGCTACAAAATTTGCGTCATCAAGAGACTTGGCGCGGTTGCCAATAAGGAACTCTTCTGGCGGCACATTCTCAATACGAACATTGCCACTGTTTTTTGTGCGTTTAATTTTTACATCGTAAATAATCGGGGCAGGAATGATGATGCCTTCTGGGCCTTCCATGTCCTCACCAATGGTGCGTTCATCGCGGGAGACAACCTCAACCTCTGGGTCTGCTATCAGCATGGTAAGCTCATCTTCATTAAGACCTTCATATTCCTCTGTCTCAACTTCGATGATTTCGTCCCAGTAAAACTTAACGACACCACTCTTCAGAATAAGCGCGTCTTTAAACCAGTTGTGCATGATTTCAAAACCACGGTTATCATTATTGATAACCCAGTTGCAGTAATCACTAGCCTGCTCAGCAATGGCGACGTCCTCTGGCCCATGCGGAACAAAGCGCACATAGTCATCAGACTGCGTAAAGATACGCATCAAGGACGGCATGATGTGTTCAATGGTGTCAGATACTTCGGTGCTAACAACTTGAGAGCGGTCTGGCTGTTCATTACCAAACGGTTCGCCCAAGTAGTAGTCCATCGCGTCGATACGGTCTTGCGAGTACTCCGTATCGTAGTGACCTAGCGCTTGTTCAATCTCATTGCGAACAATGCCCTGAAACTCAATTTCGTCCATTTTAGCCATAACTATGCTTTCTTAGATACTTTAGCCTTTTTAGCCGCCTTAGCTACTTTGGGCTTTTTCTCTACCACAGGAGCAACCATCAGCGGCTTGCGGCAAGACTTGCAGGATTCTGTATAACCATTGGGATTGGGATATCCGCAGTGTGGGCAATTCATTTCTCTGTCCTCTGTTTGCGTGGGCGACCACGTTTCTTGGGTGCAGCCTTCTTAGCTACTTTCTCCGCTTCCAATGCTGCTGCTTTCTCGGCGGCACGGTTACGTGTGTAAACAGTAACATACATTATTTTTTCTTCTTAGTAGCTTTTTTCTTGACTACCTTTTTGCCCATCTTACTTGCATAAGACTTTGCTGCTGTTTTACCCTTTTTGGTGTAAGGGAACTTTTTTCCTGCTACGTTTGGCATATCTAACTCCTACCACTTAACTTTATGTGACCAATATTTTGCTGACAACTTAGTTGTCGGCTTACCTTGTGCGTTGTGACGCGCATAATAAGAACGCTTACGCGCTTTGTCTTTTGCAGTCTTTGGATTTTTGCCAGCACCACGCACACCTTGCTGACCAAAACGAATGAGGCGAATCTTGCCACCTTCTTTTGCTAGAACCGCATGGCTCTTCTTTGGATGCTTGGGGGTACGCTTCGGTTTGTTGTAACCAGCAAAACGCTCACCGCGGTAAACAATAGCCATTAGCGAATCCTCATATTGCTTTTCGGGCCGAGCTTCTTACGAATGTGCAGACCACGTTTTTTATGACGGCGACGCACTGGTGTTCGCACCTCAAACGTAGCTACAACTTTCTTAGCCATCAAGCCTCTCCGTAAATGCCATCTTCCGTAACGCGGATGGACGAAACAATCTCCATGTATTCGTCAGGCGAAATTTCCGCCATTTGACCACAATACGCAGATGCAAGCAAGGTCAAGTTCAATAGGTCGTCCCAGTCAGTGCCAAGACCATTCAGGCCATCAAGGGTGGCAACCAAGATGTCAAAGTCATCTGTATCTTCTTCAAACTCAATATAAGCCATCAGACCACCCAACTCGCTTTCTCATAATTTATTGACCTGTTCCATTTGTGCCGTGAGCCATCTTTGCCGATGCTGGCACGACCAGCGAAGGTCAGGCAGAAGGAGTCTGCAAGGTCAGGTGAGTTTAGGCCACGACGCTTCATCTCGTCCTTGCTCTCAACCTTCAGTTTACCATTGGAGGTAAACTTAAAGCGTGGCTTAGACAGGTCGTCTATTAGCTCCTCTTGCGGCGGAATGGTGCAGTCCCGCGACTCGAACCATTCTTTTGCGAGAAACCACAACTCATCTCGTAAACGCCCATATCTGTCTCCCATTGCAGGGGACTCTGCGACGTTGATACCGCGCACAGGAAGGTCAAGTTCCATGAGGCGGTCAACAACGCCAGCACCAAGACCGATACTATCAACCAGTATTTCAGCAGGACGGTCGCCCCATCGAGTTGTTTCATATTCATTGAGGATAATCCCGCATACTTCCATGAGGTCTTTGTTGCGCCAAGTTTTGATAGGCTCTGT